GCGGGCCGGGAGTTTGAGGGCTGGAAAGACACGTGGATGCGGCGGCTTGAGCGATTTGAAATAAATAATATAAAAAAGTGTTGACCTGTAGTTTTAGACAGGCGATACTACGCCCGTACTTGAGTGAAACCCAACCCATACAGGAGACAGGACATGAACATGATCACTTACACCAAAGACAACTGGACTGGCGACATTGCAACGATAAAGATGACCGGCAAGACCGTTTTTAAAGCCTCAAACTTCCACGGCAAGATCAAAATGGTTTCGGACAAGATCGCAAAAGTCATCCTTGATGGCGAGTTTGAATTCACTGCCTACAAGATTGGTTCAGTCTGGTTCTGCGAAGACGGTGATGTTTCGCGTGAAGACGCTAACCCGGTTGTTGCCTGCCTGCAGGTAGCCCACAACGTAATCTAACACCACCGGCCCCCGCAAGGGGGCCCCATACAGGAGACAGGACATGAACGAACTGACGCTTAAAAATGTCTGCGTGATCAACGTGAGCGCGGTGGAAGAAGTCACCAGCGGCTTCTACCGCACCATCCATATCGAGACCGAGGACGGGCTGCAGCTGGAGATCACGGTGCACTCTGCAGACCCGGACCTCGTGCGAGTTTTTTTCTAATACAGGAGAAACCTAATGAACTACATCTACTTTAAAAAACTAGCAATCCGCTGGCCGTGGGTCACGGAATACATCTCTTTGGGAGAAATCAAAAAAAGAAAAGGCGCGCTGACCTACAACCGCGTCCTCATCCTTGACACGGAGGAGGGGCGGTTCCGGATCACGGTCTCAACGGAGAACCAAAAACACTTGGAAATAGAACAGTAACAGCGCCGTTAACCGGCGCGCAGGGCAGTGTCGAACGGGAACAGGTCCTGCAGCATCTCCCTGCTGCTGGGACCTACCGGCCCTTGGGCCACGGCCCCCGGAGCGGGAGACGCTGCAGGTGCTGGGGCTCCGCCCGGGGCGGGGGGCTGGAGCATAGTGCCGAGGCCCCTTGTGGACGGAGCGGGTGGAAGTGCGCGGGCCTGCGGGGGTGCCGTTGGGATTATGGGCACATCCGTTTGGGGTGCCAACACCGGTGCAGCTTCTGGCTCTGGGCGCGTAGCGGCATAGGCCGCCATCGCAGCGGGTCGCGTTATCGCACGAGCTATTATAGCAGCCTGCATTTGATTGAGAGCATCACCAGCCATAGCCCGCTCAACTAGGCGCAGCGCACTTTGCGCTTGTGGCCCGCGCTGAGTTACCAGAACCTGAGCTATTTCATCGTAGATTCCTATTTGGCGCAGCGCGCGAGCTTCTGTGGTGGTGCCGGTGAGGGCAGCAACAACTCGTTTGGTGGCGTTGACGGGCTCTCCACTGAAAAGAGTTCCTAATATGCCCGGTTCAGTCAAATCCTGAACCTGCCCTTGAATTGCCTGTCTTCGGGCAGTTCCTGAGTTTCTGGCAACAGCAGCGCGCAGCTCAAGCGCAACCACCTGCTCGTCTAGCTCTCGGTACAAACGATTGGCGTCAGCGGCACCTAGTAAGGTTTCCATGTTGTCGCGCATGGCGCGGCTTCGCAGCTGGTTGGCCATTTGTTGAAATTCACGGATATCAGTATTGCCGTCAGAGGCAACCGCCCTGACGTTTGCCAATCTCTCATCGAAAGCGGATCTAAAGCCGGCTTTGGCAGCCTCTTTTTCTGCTTTGCTGGCACCTCTAAGGCTCTCCCTGACAACTTCGCGAGTAGTTGACGGGTTAAATATAGATGCTCCAAGATCCACAGCTTTAGAGCGACTGATGGCGTCAGCGGCAGTATCAAGCGCGACGCCGTACTCAGGAACCTCATTGCGTAATGTTCTTCTTATGTCTCGAGACAAATTTTCAGTTGCACGCCCAAGCTGAGTCGTTCCACCCAGAACGCCTTGTGCATTTTGCGCGCTGGCAACATCACCCAATGCCCGGGTAATGTAATCAAGCTGACGAACGTCTGGCAGGCGAGTAAAGGTAACAGATCCATCATCGGCGATGTCCGCAAGGATTTGCTGGCTTTGAACGCCCTCAATTCGCATTAAATTATTTGCTTGGCTTATAGCAGACTGAGGAACGCGCCTCATGAGGTTTTCAAGGTGCCTGCCCCTGCGCCCAGAGTAGTCGATGAATTGAGCATACGCAGCCCGATAGGTCGCCTGTCGCGGCAGTGCAGTCTCCTCGCGAATTGCGGTTCGCAATGCGTTTGTTCCTTCTGGCGAGCCAAGTACGTTGTCTAACACCTGAGTCATGCGCTCGCCAGACTCTATCAGCCGACCCTCTAATGCCTCTCCCGCAACTCGGGGAGCTCTACCGCCAGATGCTATGCTTACATCCAAAAGCTGCTGTGTCGCAGGACCAGCATCCGCCAACATTGACGTTGATCCGGCTCGTTGCAAAGCCAGCTGCGCGGCAGCAAAATCATCATTTTGCAGTGCTGTTTTTACAACTTTTGCCGCATCATTTGAAATACCGAGCCTGCGAGCGATCTCAGCGGTTCCGCGCCCTCTGAGCGCCTGAAATGCAAGCACGACCTGTTCGATACCTGCCCCCGCGACAGGTATTGCTGCAGCGACTGGGCCGGCCAGCAGGCCAAACCGAGCCCCAGTTTTAGCCTCTTCGACCCGTCCTTCACCCTCGCCACGACCAAAGCCAGAAATTCCACCTTCTATGACTCCAGCCGGGGTTGCTACAGCTCCGGCACGCAACGCCTTTCCTGCTAGCGATGTGGCACCAGCAATGTAAGCGGGAACAGTCGCTGGCGTGGCGGCAATTATTGCCGGAGTTGCAGCAAGAGCACCTGCGATCTCAAGACCCAATGCCTGACCCGGTCTCTCTTCTCGAACAGCCTCAACGGCTCTGCGAGCATTTTCTGCTGCAGCCGGGTTTATCTTGGCCATTAGTTCATCTGTGTACGTTCCAACAAAAGGGATGCCTTGCATCGCTGTAGCTACCCGCGAGGCGACAGGGCGCTCCCTGAGTATTTGCTCACTGGTACTGGTGCGAATCAACTGTTCAGGCGTAGCGCCTTCCATGAGCCGATCGATCTCCGCAGGGTCTGTTGTGGAGTAGCCGGCAGACGCAAAGGCGCGCGAGCCATCTGGCATGCGATAAATACGCCCGCCATCCGGGGTGGTGTGCGTGACTTGCGCTTGCGGCGGTGTCACGGGCTGGGTTGCCGACTGCTCAGAAGGTTGCTGACGCGAAGTTGTTATATTGCGAACCACGCCGTCAATGACCGCTTGAGGTGTACCGGTAGGAAATTGAAGAACAGTTCCGTCCGGCAGTTGAATTTCTGTCATTGGATTGGGTTCCCCTGCTCGTCAAAGCGCAAGACGGTCGTCGCTGGCGCTGCCGGCTGCGGAAGTGCCGCAAGATCGGCTCTAGCCTTGTCCATACCGCGCCTGACAATATCAGCAAACTCATAAAGTGAGGCTTTAAATGCTTCTGGACTTTGCGTCCGGCTTAGTCTGGCAATCGCTACAGTAGCTTTGTTGCCTTCTTCTTGAGTAATTGCTCCGGCACCCTTGAGGGTTTCAAAAGCCTGAAGAAACGCAGCCCCAGCAACCTGCTCAATTTTCACTTTAAGATCCTCTCCACCCTGCGTCATCGGAGGCATTCGGCCCTGAAGCATGCCAAGGATAGATTCCAAGTCTGGATCTGCAGCCATGGCCGTAGCACCACCCTCTACAGCAGGCCGACCGACAATACTCTCAATTGTCCCAACCATGTCTTGCCCAGTTAAGAGGGCAGACTCTAATTTGCCACGCTGTGCCTGAACATCGGCTGCTGCCGGAGTCCCCGGAATAGGTCTGGCGACAGTGGCCCCGTTCTCTACGGTGTACTCAAAACCACTTGCACGGCTGGCGCCAGCGCCGGGCCCCTGCGTTAGTTGCAATCCGCCATCAGGGGTGCTTACGATAGACATCCCAGACGGGGGATTTGCTGGGTAAAATCTACCACTTTTTTCATCAATTTGACCGGCTAGAGCATTAAACTGTGCAGCCTCATCGGGTGTGGCTGGCCTAAAACTAGCCCTATCCGCAAGCTCATTTATCCGCTTCTCACGCTCCAGCAAGATTGCCCGCTGATCAGCCGACAGCGCCGTGTTGGAGGCCAGAATAGCCTCTCTTTCGGACTGAGCCTGCTGCAGGGCGGCCAGACGTGCCTGCGTCTCTGCGGTGCGTGCTGCGGCGGAGCGGGCGCCAATCTGTGCCGGCAGTTCACTGGCAGCACCTGCCAGACGCGCGGCGAACGAGCCCGTCAAGTTCTGGCCCTGTGGGCCGACGTTGCCTGCAAAGCCCAAGGCCGTCCTCGCAATGTCGAACAGCATCTGCGAGCGCATCGCGTCCTTGTCCGCCACCCCGAGAAGCTCTTGATACTCAGGAGTCAGCTCACGTGTACGTGCCATCGTATCTCCCGGCGTCTGCCCCCGCATTGCCAAAAAGGCGTCTAGCGGAGAAGGTGCTTGGGTAACGCCGCCGGGTGCTTCTGGTCCGTTACCTTCTTGAAAACGCTGGACGATTCCCCCGCGTGCCATTTGCATCGGCATCTCAGCCGGCAGCGAGGCAATGCCCTCCGGCGCCATCCCCATCATCGCAGGGTCCATCATCGGCGGCGCCGCAGGCGCGGGAGGCATCCCCATCGTCGCAGGGTCCATGGGCGGCGGGCCGCCCTGTGGGGGCATTCCTGTCAGCGGATCCATGGGCAGCGGGCCTACGTCCGCAGCGCCCATCGGAAGTGCAGCAACGCCCTGCTTCGCGAGCACAGGCTGCAGCATCGCCAGCACCGCATCCGGCGTCTCGGCAGCGGCGTTGTAGCCCACAAGATCCGCGAGCTCTTCGCGACGAGCGTCGATCGAGCGGTAGTCTCCACGCAGGTTGTTCATGAGGATCTCAGGAGAGTCTGGGCGACGGCCCAGCATGTTCGCCATGTCGCTCTCGTCGTCATCGCCCCCATCGTCCATGTCGTCATCGATCTCGCCCATCATCTCATCGAGATCGTCCATGAAGCCCGACATGATGCCCACGTTCTCAATCTGGTCGTCCTCGACCATCTGCATTTTGTTCTTTGCCATGGGCAACTCCTACAAGAGACCTTTGAGGCCAGCCGCTGCGGACAGGCCGGCGATGCCGAATCCCGCCGCCGTTTGCAACGGGCTCGCGCTCGGTGCTGACTGGGAAGTGAGGGCCATCGACGTGGTCGGTGCGCCGCGATAGATGTCGGACACGAAACCAAGCTGCTGGTAGGGAGTCATGGCCTCCTGCACCTGCGTCTGACGCATCGCATCCAGCTGATTCTGCGCGACCCCACGCTCGATACCACCAAGCCCTGCCAACAGGCCCACGTCTCCAGCGCCAAGGCGCTGGGTGGCCTCGCCAAGGCCGGCGTACTGCGAACCGAGCGCGCCCATCTGGGTGCCCAAAGTACCCAGAGTGCCAGCCTTCGCCAGATCCGTGCTCGCCTGCTGCGCGGTGAGAGCGCCTATGCCCTGACCGAGCTGACCATACTGCGAGGCCGCCTGACCAAGGGCCTGACTGGATGCCAGCTGACGACCCTGCTGCGACTCAAAGCCCTGCATGGCGGCCTGCTGCGCCTGCAAATAGTTCTGCGCATAGTCTTGCATGATGCGTTGGTTTTTCAGGTCCTCTACCCGTGAGTCGAACTCCGCGCGCTGCACGCCCTCACGGGTGCCCCCGAACGCTCCAGCGGCGACGGCCTGCGCTGCCTGCCCCTGCCGGGCAATGCCTGCTTCCCTGTCCATTTCCCTAAGCGCATTCTGGGTCACGGACTGCTGGTAGGGGTTCATGTAAGATGCTGCCATGTTGGGATCGTAGCCCTGCGCCGATCCCAGAAGACCACCGATGCCCTGACCAAGGACAGGGACGCCACGGCCCATCACGTTCTGAGCTTCTTGGAACATGGGGGCAGTCTGAACCGCACCAGCGGTCAGAGCACCGCGTTGCGTCAGATCCATGCCCTGCGTCAGTCCCTGTGCGCCGGCCTGCACATAGGGCTCGAACGAGCCGATGCCTTGACGGGCCAGATCCATCGCCTGCTGCTCGGCAGGGGACAGTCCTGCGGCCTCAACAGCGGGGAGCATCATCGGGTCGTTGTAGAGCCGTCGCGCCTCCTGTAAAAGGCCGAGCTTGTACGCCTCAATCTCAGGCGCTTCCCGCATTATTTGCGTTTGAGTTGAGATATCAGCCATTCTGGCGACCCTCCAGTTTCTTCATGAGAGCGTACATTTTCTTGGCACCAGCGCGCCGAGACCCGTTGCCCATGCCGCGCACGGCCTTGGCAGTAAACACAAATTCACCGTCGGACAGCATCGCCGGAATATCGTCCGAGGTCCCCGTGCCGGGGCCGTTGATGGGGCCGTTCTTGCGCGGGAAGGCCTTATCCATGGTGCCACCTTTGGCCGCACGACGGGGCTGGGGCTGGGGCGCATAGAAAGTGTAGGGGTTGTAGGTCTCCGGCGTTGCGGTGGTCTGCACGCCCCCGAAGTTGAGGCCGTAGCGCTGCGGCTCATTAGCCAGCAGCTGCGCTCCGGGGCTGATGCCCCGAGCAAAGTCTTCAAAGCCCGGCGGGATCGTCTGCGGCTCTTCTTCTCCAGCACCTGCCAGCGACATGATCCCAAGGCCTGCCCCGACCGCTGGAAGGAAGTTGGAGACAGCGCCCGTTGTGTTGGCAACTATTGCCGCGTTTTTTGCAGCGGTGGCCTGCCTGAGAATTTCCTCAGTGCTGGCCCCTAAGGCTCTTCCCCTTGTAACAGCATCAGTAAAGGCCTTCTCCCCCGCGATAGCCGCATTTTGACTACCTGCAGCAGCCCTTTCTAGGGGGTTAAATGCCTTGTTCAGCCCCTCTACAAAACCAACGTTGTCATTGGGCGTGAATGCCCCCTTGAGGTTTTGCATGAAGGTGGGGGCGGGAGTTTGCGCGGCCAGCGCGGCTGTTTGTCGCTGGGCTGCGGCTAAGCCCTCCGCACTGGTCATAAATCCGGAGCTGGCAGGGGCTGTTGCAGTGGGGATACTGGGCATACTGGGCATACTCGGCCCAGCGGGAGCCGTTAAGCCCCCCTCAAGCGGGGTACTTGTAAGGCCCTCTGCAGTGCGCACGGTGGCAGGCGAAGTTGTCGCCCCAGCAGGCGTGGGCGGCGCACTAAAGCGATTCATGGCACCCTTTGCCACGCCCGCAGTTATGCCACCAATAGCTCCCGCCCTCAGAGACTCCTTGAGGTTGCCACCCGCAATCAAGGTCGTTCCCGCACCGCTGACAAAGCCGCTGATACCTGCTGCAACCGCACTGCCGGCAGAGGCGCCCAGCAGACCGGCAGCGGCAGGCCCGGCAACCATGAAGAGCGCGGTACCGATCACAATCTTGCCAATGGTCGTGTTGGCGAATTTCTTAACGGTCTTGCCGAGCTTCTTGAACATCTTTTTCAGGAAGAACTCAGGTGCCCCTGTTGTGGGGTTGATCGTGCCGCTGCCGCCGTAGCGGCGCAGTATCTGGGCTTCCATGGGACTGATGTGGGCAAGCATAGTGTCGCCGTACCGGCCTGCCGCTGCCATCTCGCGGGCCATCGGCTTCAGGCTGGCAATGCCGCCATTGGCGAAGCCCTGTGGAGGCATCATGGTCCCCGGTCCACGGAGCTCGTCGAGTGCCAAATTGAGCGCGGCAAACAGGCCTGCGTCAAATGCCTCGGGCAGCAGTTCTTCGTCCACGCCCATGGCCATATATTTCTGGCGAATCGCGGGGTACTCGCCCGGGTTGGCAAGGACCTCATCCACCATCGTGTTGAGCATGTCGATGACCTCGGGGGCCACCTCAAGCTCTGCCAACTCTTTTTTGAAGTCGGCCACAGCGACAGGATCTGCCTGTTCTGCGCTCGCCAGAATCTCACGATTGATTTCTGTGGGGGAGACCTGCTGACGCAGCTGCTCGAAAGCAGCCATCTGGTCAATAGAGGGCTCAGTTGGGGCCATTTCGGGGGCGCCCATACCCGGCATCATCGCTTCAGCCATGAAGAATTCCTAAGTGTAGGTTAGGGCCTCACAGGGCCGCATGCGAAAGGCACGGATTACGGTAATTATCAAGCCTTTGTCACGATCTGTCCACCTCTAGGTATGACAGCACGAACGTTACAGTCGCCACGCTTGCTATCACCTTGAGCACGTCTGTAGCTTCTAGGATACAGGGGACGCCGCTGAAGACGTCCATCGTCTGATTCGTGGGCAGCTGATAGGTCTTCAAGAGCAGATGCGCCGTAGCGCCTCCAGCCGGGTACAGATTGACTGAAATAGCCGCAACTGCGGCGTTGCCGTTGGTCACTCGTAGCGACGACAGCACTGCTGTGTTGGCCGCTGGCACCGTGTAAATGATCGTTTCTGTCGTCGCATCGGGTATAAGCGGTTTTCTTAGATACTTGTTGGACATGCTCTACTTACCCGGCTGAAACAAAGTTGATGGTGAGGATCACAGACGGGATCTCAGGCCGTGTGGGGCTTGTGCCGGCAGCGTAATGCTCAATATACACGTCTGCGTTGTCAGACCACCACGCGATTTCCAGATAGTTCACTGCAGGGTCGGTGACCGTGAAAATGCCCGTGACTGCCGGCACCACATGCGCCCAGATGGTCGCAGTCTTACGGGCGGGTATATCAAATCTGGTATTACTTAAGGGGTAGTTGACCCCAGTGTCCTTCGCCCAGATCTCAAACTCCGCTGCTGTGTTACTTTGATTGGTCATCTGCAGTGTGAAGGTCACCAGATACTGCCCACTGCAGGGCACAAAGATCTTGGTGTTGTCCACCACGCGGATACCGTTGCTCAACGCGACTGTATTGTAGGTAACCAAGTTCTCGCTGGTGATGCCGGCGCTTGTCTGATCAGCGTCTGACAGCAGCATGGCGTGGGGCTGCGTCATACCGTTGGATATCTGAAAACCACGTATTCCACCAGCGAACCCGCCGCCTGCTCCACTGCCCGCGCTCATCCACGTTGCGGCAGCAGCAGTGTTCTCACTGGTGATCGGCGTGTAGTTGTTGTTCAGCTGGAAAATCACCTGCTCCAGTGATCGCACCAGCTGGTTGAACTGCTCCGGGCTGTACTGCGTCGAAGCGTTCGGCAGACGGACGTTGGTGATCTTACTCATCGCAGGCCGTCCGGCTGGATGTCCACACGCAGCGTACCGTAGCGCCATGTAGCGCCCAGCTCGTCGTTCTCGATGGTGATTGAGATCTGCCGACCCCGCGCTCGGGTGTCTACCTTCTGCGTTGTCGGCGTAATGATGTACGGATCAAGTGAGCTGGGGCTTGCCAGTGCCTGCGGGAATGCGCGAAGCAGCAGCCGCACTGTCAGGTTGCCCACCTGATCCTGAAAGTCGGGTATGAACCGCGACATCAGCAGCATGTTGTCCCCGTCGCCGATGTCAAAGTAGCCCGACGTCAGCAGGGACGCCAGCGGCAGATCCACGTCGTCTGTGCCAGTCTCATGCTGATAGATCAGCGCCCTGCCAGCAGTCAGGCCGTAGATCGTGCTGATGGTAGCGTCGGTTGCGTCAGGCTCGTATTTCGAGCCCAGCGGCTTGGGGTAGGCGCTCAAATCTACCCACGCCGTTCGTGCCATCGTGCCGATTGCCCATGTGTTCTCAAGGTAATTGAACGTAACGCAGCGATCAATAAAGTCGCTGGTGATCGAGCAGTACCACCATGTTACCTCGTTGAACTGACTGTTCAGGCCAACGTGGACCTTGGTCTTCTGCACTTGATTGAGGTCTTTAAAGACGTAATCCTGCACGGTGCAGGGGAGCTTTTTCACCGTACCGTCAAACACATAGAAGGCCTCGGTGCCCATCCAGAAGGCAACGCCGTTCGCGTCCACCGCCGCGTGAGGGCCGATGCAACCGCAGTTGGCGCCCAGCTGCTGGAAGCCGAAGGTGAAGGGTGGCCCAATGAACTGCTGCCCGTGCAGCGCCGTGTCGGTAAAGATCAGAATCTGACCACGCGATCTGATCGCCGTGACGATGCGGTTACCGTCCGTGAGCCGTTGGCCGCCAGCCGTGTTCGTTGCGCTCTCGACAAACTGCGTGATCTCCTCTTGATTGGAGAATCGCACAAACATCGGATCTTGCGTTGAGGGCGAGCCTATCGAGGTTTCTGTACCAAAGCACACCAGATGGCGATCCGGCGTGGAGACCAGAGCATAGGTGCTTTTGGTAGGGGCGCCGGAGAGCACTGCTGCACGGGTCGCGGCACCAGCACTTAAGTCCCACAGGAATGTCTGGCCGTTAACCAGCTGACAGATGGCATCTTCGCCGAAGTTGTCGAACTGCCACACGCGTGAGTTCAGTGCCACGCCCGTGCCAGAGGTTCGTGGTGTGCCCCATGTGCTCAAGCCCCACGTGCCAACGCCCCAACCGAAGTCGAAGAAGTCCACGTCAGTGCCGATGTTGATCTGGTAGGCACCCACGACACTCGCACCGCCGTTAGCCACGTCCGAGGAGTTGGCCGCGACAGGGGCAGTGACCGTGTAGCTGTTTGCGTTAACAACGGTTGTGACTTCGTACTGAGCGTTGAGGATGACAGCAGTGATATTGCCGCCAAGACTGGTAGCACCTGAGAATGTTACGAAATCACCCACGATTGCGCCGTGGCTGCTGTCGGAGACGGTGAGCGTGGCTGAGCCGGTAACGGCGGCAAACGTCACTGCGCCAGCGACCGTGGTCTCACGGATCGGGGTAATGTCGCTCCAGCCCCCGTTGACCGACACGTACAATTTTCGATTCGTACCCACGATGACGTGAGGGATACCGGACAGGCTGGTCCACGTGAACACCTCACTGACCATGCCCACCAGATAGACTTCGTTACCTTCAAAATTAATCCAGCCGCCTATTTTTTCGGGCAAGCCGTATCTGAACCGCACGTTATCGCAGTTCGTCCAGCCGCCCTCGGCACCGTATTCGGTGTTCTGCTTATCGATGCCGGGAGCTAGATTAAGTCGAAAGTACGCCATCTAAGCCCTTTACATCATTTTGGCAGGACGCACACCCTTAATAGCTATGCCAGCGCCACGCACTTTCGACTTGCCGCCTGCAGCGCCGCCTTTGGTAGCCATGCCACCCGCTGCGTAGCCTTTCTTAGCCATGCCGCCTGCAGCCATTTTACCTTTACCATCTGCGGCGAACGCCGGGACCTTCTTACCGTCTTTCATCACCATTGCCATGCCGCCGGCTTTCATGCCTTTCATATCGGAGTCTTTCATCATGGTGCCGTCGGACATCTTGTGCATGCCCTTCTTAGCCGCACCGCCTGCTGCCATACCCTTAGCTTTCATCATTTTCGTTCTCCGCGTACAAGTTGTTGAAGGTTACGTTAGGGTCCAGATACGAATCGTCTTGCTCTGCACAGTGTATCCACTGGCTCGGTTTAAAATCAGGCGCTCCTTCTCCGGTGACCCAGTATGCTGGGCTTGTAACACGCACCCGATTGTTCGGCAAGGCTACAATATTTCCGGTCCACTTGCCAGCATCGGTCAGGATGAGGACGTGTGCCTGCTTGTGCTGGGCAGGGTCTTCAGCGACTTCGCTTTCAGCGTAATCCACCGTGAAAAGGTAGCGGCCTTTGAAGAACTGATTGTCGATCTTGCACAGCCACTGGGAGGGCTTGGCGTTGTTAAGGGAGATGATGGAGTGGTGGTAGGAGCTGCAGTCCCACGGCTGCACCAAGTGCGTTTCCATGCGCTCGGGCCATTCGTCGAGCGGTATATCCCCAACCAACGCAGTGATGGGCATGCGTGCCCACATCGCCCCGCCGTGCACGTTGGGCTGACTGCCGTCGTCTGCCTCACACCCGGTAAAGATCAGCTGAAACGACAAGCACCTGTCCGGCATCGTGGTAACTGCAACAGCCAGCGCATGAATGTACTCGCCGTGGTAGTTCTGGTGGCCGTTGGTAAACTCTTTTCGGACCCAGCACTTAAAGTACGGGATGTTGCTTATAAGATACATTTAACCTCCAGACAAAAACAGCGCTTGCTCTTCCAGCCTGCGTCGGGTCAATCCCGGTAGTACTCGGCCCCCGCCTTTATTCCACTTGGGAAACTCGTTAGCAGCGCCATCTATATCCCCGGCGTTGTAAAGACGGCGTAGTGTAGAAGCCTGAAGGGCACCAAGGCCGCAGTTAAAGGCAAAGGCAACCAAGGCATCAAACTGGCTTTGGCTAAAAGTGCTATCAGGACAATTTCGTAAAACGCCGCTCTCAAACCTAAGCAAATCTGCGTCAAACAGGAGATCAATGGACTCATCAGACCACGCTTTATCATGCTCAGGCTTCAGTGGGTAGGTTTTGCGCTCGGGTATCTTGAGCTTGTTCTGCTCAGGGTAAAGCACCCTGCCCACACCCACAGTCCACAGTATCGCCGGACACAGGTAAGGCCGCCTGTGTACCCCTTCAAAGTGCTTGATGAGGGACTTGCCAGCATCACTTACGCGCACGGGTTTCAAACGCCTGCGAACCAAACCAGAACGCGATTATGGATGCAAACAGCGCCTGCGTTTCTTGGTCCCACAGCAGGGCCAAGGTTTCGCTGAACGGTACTCCCTGCTTCACAGCGTACCAGCAGCCAAACATATTAATCGCACAGAGCATGAAGAACATGCAGTATGTGATAACTGGACGGACCGACGCGCGTAGGCCAATGACCCACTTCGGAGCGCCTTTGCCGATGTCAGTATCGTGCTGATACAACGCCAGTCGTTCAGATGCCGCAGCCTGAGCCATGGACGCATCGGCCCTGATCTCTTCAATGCGCTGCTGGGCAACCAGACCCCGTTCGGCCATCTGCATCTCGCGCTCGACGGAGATGCGCATCATTTCAATCTCGTGACGCTGGTCGCCTTTTGATTTGAAAATCTCCAGCAGCTTCGGCAAACCGCCGGTCAGGAAACTTGCAAGGGTAGAGAGTAGAGTCAGCATATTACACCTTCTTAAAAAGCCACATGGACACAGCAACAGGTACTGCAAAAATAATTACGATCAGGACGACAGCGATAGCGTTCTGGATGGTCTTAGCCCTGCGCCTGCGCTGCAGCATGACTGTGCGCTCACGGCCTTCCTTCAGCTGCCGGCGCTCTTCCATCATCTCGCGGTAAGCATCGACACCGAAGCGGTAAACAATAAGCTCGCGGAGTTCCTTTTCTTGCTGTTCTATCTTCTTGCGGCGCATCAAATTTTCCATCGCCTGCTGTTCTACACTTCCCTTGTGTAGCAGTTTCCTGAAGATGGGCGGATCGCGTGACTCTTCTTCGTGCTGCTTCAGATCAGCGCAGGCACTAAACCACGTCCCCAGCTGCGAGCCTACATCCTCAATCTCACGCCCAGCTTCGACTGCCTTCTTTACGAAATTGAAAGCAGCAGAGGCGGTAGCGAACGCTGTGATTGGGTCGAGCATCTCATCCGTCCGACTTCATCGTAGTTACATCATCGCCCTTGCGCACAGTAACCTTGCCATCTTCGACATCCACGCGCATCGGCGGTTCTTTCTCAGCCAGCTTGGAGATTAGGTGCTGGATCACTTCAAACTCGGGGCGGTCAGGTTTTTCTTGAGTGCCGGCGATGCCATTCATCATGTTAATCAGGGCAACCAGCGCGCCACCAACCATAGTCATTACAGCAGTGATCGCAGACTCAGTGAGGAAATAGCTTGAGCCGACACCGATCAACACGATAGCCGTGATGTACATCAGACCATACTGGCCGATGGCTTTGCCTGCTACCTCTTTTGCGCTCTCGAAGCGCTGCGGATTCTCGTCACTCATTCCTCACTTCCTCCGTTAATCTTAGTCCACGCGCCAAGCATCAGAAGGCCAAGGACAAACATGGTTCCAGCACGAGCAATCGTCTGCCAGATCGTTTTCTTCATTCCGCGCCAGTCGGTAATCAGGGAGCGTAGATCACGGACATCGGTTCCAGCATCGTCATCATGCAAGCCGATCTCGCGCAGGACAGACTTCATCTCCTCGCGGATGATTTGACGCAACGTGCCTTCTTCGATTTCCATGATCTACTCCTTACGCTGCGTTCAAGGCTTCGAGACGGCCCCACACCCAGTTTGCAGCGGCGGCAGGATCAAAAGGCACTGTGGCTTCGGGATTGTTGGGTTGCGCTGGATCAGGTTGCGTCCAGTTTGTCCCCACCGCTGAGAGGTACGTCTGTAGGTCAGCTTGGGTCGGGATGACTTCAAAGTCGCCGGTGTCGTAGCCGTTTTCAGTCAGGCCAATCATCACCATGTCACGCGGAGACGGAGTGCTCGGGTCACCAACCACAAAAACACCACCAACACCCTCGGGGTGAAGGCAGAGAAACTCAGGCACTGTGCCGTCTTGGTTCAGTCTGTACTTGATCGCTTGATGTGCCATGTTCAGCTCCTTGGGCGGCATATTGCCCAGAAAATAGATACGCACCGAAGTGCCCTAGTTCACACCACGGCGCTGCCCATACAGTACCGCCATGTTTCCGATATAGGTGGCAGAAATTGTAGTCCTCCGACAACAGCTCGTGGTCTACGTTCTGCACCTTGAAATAGTCGTACACCCTCTCGCCCGGCGTCGTTGTGTTGCCGCCGTTTTCGTACCAGCCCACATGGGGCATCAGTATATCGAACACATCCCGGCGGATCAGCATGAATCCAGTCCCGATATGCTTCACCTGAAACGGCTTGTTCGGGTCGGTCATCTTGTGGCCGGAGAGCTCGTTGACATTGAATATACCGGTCAGCTTGGACAGATTGATGTAGTTCTCGTTGGCGCCTTTTCTCACCCGCTCCCAGTTAATCCCCTTCATAGGCACCGGGCCACCAATAATGCCTTTGTCTGCTTTCAGCATCTTGGCTATGTCGTTCGGCACGAACTTCTGGTCTGCGTCAATAAACATCAAATGGGTCGCATCCGGTATCGACATGAAGTGGTGCGCGATGGTATTTCGGCCCCGCTGGATCAGAGACTCGTTGCCCAAAAAGATGCAGGTCATTTTGATGCCGTACTGCAGGCAGGCTTCCTTCAGGGCAAGCAGGGACTGTGTGTACTCGGTACACATCATGCCACCATAGCAGGGAGTCCCGATAACGAGGTGCATTACGCGGCCTCCTCGTCAGGATCTGGTGCCATTTCAAGCATGGGTGAGTTGGTCAGGCTTGAGCGGTCAAACACAGAGAATCCGCGACGTGCAGCAAACTTCGCCGGGTCAGATGCCCACTTGTCCGCACAGGCCTCAAGCCACCTCATAGTCATCTCGTGGGTCGGGGCTTGGCCGTTGGAGATCAGTTGGTTTTCCATGTTCAAGTACGCAATCACTTCTGCCTGAGCCTGCGCAGCGTTGATACCAAGATCGAACAAGTAGATCAGGTTGCCCTCGTCAATCATGCCGTTACGGCTACGGGCAGCATTTAGCGCCTGCTTCATACAGGTCATAATGTGATACCGGGACTCTTCGCGCTCATAGTCCTCCTCGGTGATCTCGTCCTTGCCGACCGCTTCCAGAAGCTGCTTGTGCTGGTTGACCATGAAGTTCATCTTGCGCAATGCGCCGTTGACGTGGTTCTGCGTGCCTTCAAGGTGGGTAGTTATTTCCATGATCTCTACTTCTAGCAGCTCACAATCCAGCGGGTCGGTGGCGTTCAGGAGGTCACGTTCTTTCTTCTTCAGCTCTACCTGTTTCTTGCGCACGTTGATGTAGGCTTCTTGCAACGCAGAGCGTGTACGGTCGATCTCAGCCAAAGTGTGCTTGATTGAACGGATCGGCGTGATTGCCGTAACGTCTAACGTAACAGACATGAACTGCGAGTGGGACTTGTGGAAGTTGCTGGTGTCCCTGTGAACGGCAGGCATCCGATCCTGAATGTTCTTCAGCATCACGTTGTATTCCGGCTTTACAGCAGGAAGCGTGTTCTGAATGTCCTTGATTATCAGGTCTTGTGACATGAATCTCTCTCTTGTTGTGGGTAAATTTATAGACCGCCGTGGGCGTTGGAACAGGCGGAAATGTTAGATTTTGCCACCACCAAATCCCCCCAATCAACCATGTTGCCCGTGGAAGCAATAGTTAAATATTGAATTATATTTGTCGTTCTTGGGGATAAGGCCGCAGACCCAAAACCACCTGACCACACCCCATGTGTTGATGACGAACACGCCGCTACTTCACCCACTGCGGCCAACATGTCGCCAAAATCAGTGGCATTGCCTGTTGAAGCAATCGTAATGTAATCAATAACATTACTTGCGCCATCATTTTGGCCTGCAAAAACACCCCGAGTGGATGATGAACATGCTGCTAAATTTCTTCTTCCTACCGTTAAATTCCCAAAATTTGTTGCATTTCCAGTAGACGCAATTGTTACGTAGTCAATATTTGCTAAAGCAGAACTACCATCATATCCACCACCCCAAATTCCACGGGTAGTAGAAGAACAAGAAGAAATTTGAGTTTTAGCCGCCGTTAGATCGCCAAAATCAATTGCATTACCAACTGAAGCAATGGTGATGTAGTCAATTACGTTTGAGTTAGAGCCTGTAGTACCCCCACCAAATAAACCTCTGGTAGGCGAAGAACATGCGGCAAGTTGGGAACGAGCAACTGTTAAATCACCAAAATCGGTAAAACTTCCAGTTACCGCAAATGTTGTGTAGTCGATAACATTATGGTTAGTTGCACCGCCTTCTCCCCCGCCATAAACGGCTCTTGTTGAGCTTGAACAAGCACCAAGTGCTCGTCTGGCTACAGACAAGTCGCCAAAATACGATGAATTACCAGTTGAGGCAAGGCTAAGATATTGAATTGAATTTGCAATTGTTGTGCTGCCCCCAATTAACCCCACAGGCGCAGCATTCCCAGCAATAGGCCACAGCCCTTGCTTGAGCCAGTACGCCGCTTGTTCAAGCGTCCACACACCAGAAGCCGCACCGTCTTGGTAGGGGCCGGCAGGCGTTGGAGGAATAGGCTTGATGAAGCCACCAGGCCAGTTTTTAATAGCCATTTATAAGCCTCCGTGGGAGTTGGAGCAGGCTGCTAAACCGTATCTACCTGTTGTTAAATCACCAAAATCTGTTGCGTTGCCAACAGAGGCAATCGTAACGTAATCAATCACATTAGACTTTGTTGAAGTGTTCCCCCCTCCCCATACTCCGCGAACAGTAGAAGAACAAGCGGATGTATAGTCTCGCCCCACTGTTAAATCGCCAAAATCAATAGCGTTTCCAGCAGACGCGATTGTTATGTAGTCAATCACATTACTATTGCTTTGACCCCCACCAAACAAACCCCTAGTGGACGACGAACACCCGGCAAGCCCGCGTCTTCCTACAGTAAGATCACCAAAATCAGTTGCATTGCCTGTTGAAGCAATGGTGACATACTGAATCACATTGGAATCGTTGCTGTCACTGGCAAAGACACCCCTAGTAGTGGAAGAACACGCTCCCATGTACTCAGCTGTCGATAACAAGTCTCCAAAATCCGTAGCGTTACCAACAGACGCAATAGTGATGTACTGCACTACATTTATGGTACCCCCGGAAGTGTCGCCTCCTGCAAACAAGCCCCTTGTAGAACTACTGCATCCAACAATCCTTCTAGTTGCAGACAATAAGTCTCCGAAATCGAGAGCATTACCTGCCGTGGAGATAGTCACGTACTGAATTACATTGGTGGAATCTGCACCGAAACCGCCGCCCCACACTCCTCTGGTAGAGGAAGAACAGGCGGCCAAGTCCCGAGTGGCCGCAATCAAATCACCAAAATCCGTGGCATTACCTGTAGTTGGGATTAAAATATAGTCCAATATGTTTACATTAGTAGTAGTGATTCCACCACCAAATACTCCCGTTGGTGTGGCCGGATTTGTCCAATTCCCCTGCGCCACGGCCTGATACACGGCAGGCATTGTCCATACACCACTGTAACTAGGCATTATGCTAGCCCTCCATGCGCGTTTGAGCAGCCGGACAGCCTGCCTGTCGCTGCCGTGAGGTCGCCAAAATCGGTAGAATTTCCAGTAGTTGCAATAGTTATATAGTTAATAACATTAGTTTTTGTCCCGCCGCCGGATTCGCCCCCAGCAAATACCCCCCTCACACTTGAGGAGCAAGCAGCCAGACTTTCTATTGACGCAGATAGATTACCAAAACTTGTTGCACTGCCTGTAGATGCAATTGTCACGTACTCCATAGTTATAGTAGTCGTACCAGAGCCTGTCCTGCCTGCGCCAAATACCCCACGCACATCAGAACTACATCCCGCAGTGAACCCACGAGCCGTTGACAGTGATCCAAAACTTGTTGCATTTCCTGTTGTGGCAATAGTTATGTAATCAATTGCCGCGTCTTCTACATTATTAGCTGTTTGGCCTCCGGCCATCACGCCGCGAGTGGGCGAGGCACAAGAAGCGCACGCCCCAGCCGTAATTGTCCTATCCCCAAAATCAATAGCGTTTCCAGTGGTTGCAATGGTTATGTAATCAATAACATTTAAGTAGCTTCCAGAAAAACCACCAGCAAAAATCCCTCTTGTTGAGTTTGATAACCCTGACACAAATGATCTAGATACAGTTAAATCACCAAAATCGGTGGCATTGCCTGTTGTTAAAATAGTTACATAATCAATTGTGTTGCTTGTAGAGCCCCCGCCCCAAACACCTCTAGTGGATGAAGCGCAAGCCCCGGCAAAAATAGAACCTGACAACTGATTTCCAAAACTTGTCGCATTGCCTGTGGATGATATAGTTATGTAGCTTAATCCAGCCGGCTCGCCGTACCCAAAAACACCCCTTGGAGCCGCAGGAGTCACACTTCCACTCGCAGCACTGAACGGACCCGGTCCATAAGTGTTCAGCGCCCACACTGAGAAGGTGTACGGCGTACCGTTCGTTAACCCAGTTACAGTAATTGGCGACGATGCGCCCGAGACCGTTACCCGTTCAGGGTCTGAAACCGCGTAGTACGCCGAGATGGCAGAGCCGCCCACGTTAGCGGGTGCAGTAAAAGCTACAGACGCCTGAGCATCTCCGCCAGTCGCCGTACCAATCGTAGGCGCGTTCGGGTTCTTTAGCGGATCATAATTAGCCGAGATAAACCCAGCCGGTCGGCGCATCGACATAGGGAACCCCTTACGAGTTTATTTCTTCCCACGATATCGTGACCACGATGTCATTCGCTACACCGGCTGTTGCACCGATAGACTTGTCTTCCAGAAGATAGAAGCTAGTCGTCTTGTCAGTGATTATGAGCGTTGCGTCCGCAGGGACAGAGATCGTTGAGGCAATCGCAGTACCAGTCCCACCAAGATCGTCTTGGGAGAAAATCTTGATCGTGATGTCGGCTGCGTTAGTGCCGTCTACGTTCGCAGCGACGATGGAGTTGATCTTGTAGACCTTGCCACTGGATGCAGCGTTGTTGACCAGAGCGGTCGCAAACGGATCAGCGGTTGACGAGATCAGGTTGGTGCTGGTGTTACCCAGTATTGTAGTGACGTTAACGATGTTGGGATTGGCCACGGGAATTCCTCCTTACAGACCGAAGATGAGAGCGAAAGCGATTGCTTGACCTTTAGTCGCACCTGTCGCTGCTGGGGTTGCCCAAGTAGGAGCACTACCTGTTGTTGCTGTCAGAACCTGACCAGTAGTGCCTGCTGCTGTAGCTACAGGAACAGCCCCTGCACCGCCGCCATACACAATGCCATACTGCGTAAGCGCAGCCGATGAGGCCAATACTCCTGATGCTGTGTATGCAAGAACGCCACCAGAAGTGCCTGCAGTGAGTGCCGTACCGCCATTTGCTACTGGGAGCGCAGTGCCAGAATAAGTAAACGCCAATGTGCCAGAGGACGTAATTGGACTGCCAGCAATGCTTAGAAGACTAGGGACTGTCGCCGCTACGCTTGTCACCGTGCCGCTTGTAGTGGTTGGATTAGCGTTAAACACCGCCGCACCACCGCCCGCACCGTCAGTTACTATCATCGCCTTCGTGCCGGTCGCAATGGTTACCGTAGCACCTGAGCCCTGAGCAATCGTTATCGACTGGCTGCCTGTAGTGGCGTTCTCAATGATCCAGACCTTGGATACCGTGTTCGGCGCCAGCGTCACCGTGCGCGTCACAGTTAATGACACCGCAGAGGTAATCTTCAGGTACAGCGAGCGCGTACCGTCAGCCGACGCATCCGGCATCGTGAAGGTTTCGTCGGCGTCAGCGGCCATGTTCTTGGTGCCAAGGCTGAACGCGTCAGCGATCAGCGCGAGATTGGTGTTGGTCGAAGTGCCCCATGTACCCGACTCGGCACCTGTGACAATCTCCTTTAATCGTAAATCATTGTTAAAAGTAGCCATGTCTCATCCTCACGCCGCTGTGTCTACGGGTATCCAAGTAGCATTTTGCGCGTCATTTACATCAACCCAAACGGCGTTTTGAGCGTCGTTTACCAGTGACCATCCCCCTATTTTAACCGTACCTACTGCGCCTACACCAGCTACTCCGAGGGGGACTACAAGCTCGCTTACCGCTATCTGCACCTGCCCAATCGCGCCGGTTGCGCTGACTCCTACAAGGACAACTGTATCGTTGACTTGTATTGTAACTGTGCCTACCGCGCCCGTGCCTTCAATGCCTGTGGCCGTAACAGTAGCATCATATGCGGGGACTACTGTACCAATCGCGCCAGTACCCGTTACGCCCGTTACAGTGACATTGCTGTCTATCTGCAGTGTCACGGCGTCAACAGCACCGATGCCCTCTACGCCTGTGGCTACGACCGTTGCGTTTATTGCGATGGAGACAGTGCCAACGGCGCCCGTTCCTTCAACCCCCGTCGCAACTATCGTATTGTTAACGACTGTGGCAACTGTGCCAACTGCACCAACGCCTGCAACACCGATAGGGATGACAATGTCGTCAACCTGTACTACGAAGCCACCGATCTCACCAACGCCTTGAACACCCGTGGGGACAACATTAGAGCTGATCTGCAAGAAAACCGTGCCAACCGCCCCAGTTCCGGCAACCCCATCAACTACGTAGGCAGGCGCTATCCCGCCAAAGCCATTTATGCCCCAGCCACCCTCTCCCCAACCCTTGTCGTAGGTGGTAGCTGCCACGGGTTACCCTTGGAACTTGTTGCTTTTCGACATGTTATCTACGCCCGGTATTACTTGTAAATTCCATGGTACGTGCAGGCCCGATACAGTTTTACCCCGTAACGGGACAATGTGGTCCACGTGCCAAACATACCCCAACGATTCTGACCGGAGGTGCGCCAGCTCGTAGGCCTCATACATCATCCAGTGCTCGTCTTCAGTAAGCCAAGCGGGGCAGGCTCTCGCCTTCGCCAACTTATATGCTTTCTTAATCGCATTGGACTTTCCGCGATTTTCAGCGACCCACTTTTTAGCCGCAGCTAGTCGGCTTTCTCGGTACCGGGTGTGGTAGTAGTCTACGTTTTGTTTACGAAACTTGTCCCGATTAGCAGCATAGTGCGCTGCGTGCCAGTTGGGATTATTTGCTATTTTGGCAGCGTAATTAACCCTATGCCACGCTCTTTTGTCTTCGAGTTTGTCCGTGTAATTTTTGTGCGACACCGCAATACGACAATGTTTGCAATCGTTACGGTACCCGTCAGGAGAGTCTTTTCGCCTGTAAAAAAACTCAAGCTCCTTACTCTCCCCGCATGTAACACAACTCTTCATCACGCGATGCGAATAATTGCGGTAGCTGCCGCAGCAGTAGGCATTTGAATCTGAAAATCGCCGGAACTTACCTGCTGGTCGCCACCAAAGCTCAACACCGCAACCGCAGCGTCAGACGAGGTGTCGTTATAAATCAACGCGCCGGAAGTAGTAAAGGTCGCAGCACTCCACGTCGTGTTGTCAAAGTCGCAGATTGCCGTAGTGCCGTCCGCTACCGGGGTGATCGACACTAGCGTGTTGCCACCTGTGGTGTAGCCGCTACCGCTACCAAGCTCGTCAGTGCTCAAATCACTGTAGTTAGTGGTCGCAGCACCAAAGGTGCCAGAACCGGCAGCCGCTGCCTTGAGCAGAGCGATCTTAAAAGTATCGCCAGTGGAGGCGGTGAAGTCGTGTACGCCCTTGAACAGCTCAACTTTGAAGCTGGTGGGCATTGCGGTTGTAATGGAAATAGGCATGTTAACTCTCCAGTAATTTTACAAGTTCCGGGTGCCCAGCGGCGCGGAAACGGTTCATCAAAGTAGTGTGGTTGGAGCGTATGGCTTGGTGCATCGCAGCGACCAGCACAACCTTGATCTGATCACGGTAGGCTTCAGCCTGAGCGCGGATAGCCGGGTCTGAGCTTCTACCGATGTAGATAATCTTGTCCAGTGCACCCTCGGCCAGCTCTTCAGGCGTAAAGCCTCGGCCCGAAACGGAGGATGCTTTGATGAGGCCTAGTGCTGCGCCGCCTGACGTGCTGAACATGGTTATGGTCCCGGTGATTCAGATTTGATTGGTATGCGAATCATACCATCACGGAACTCATCACGGCGACGTCTACCCTGCTGCTCGATGCCCAGACCCTGAATCGCTTGCTTGTAGCTGCCGTCAAAGAAGCCCAGCATTTCAGTGGGACCCTTGGTGTAGCTGTAGGCTTGAATCAGGCAAGCATAGAGCAACGCCTCGGGGGCGTTCGTGCTGATCCACGTCGTTGGGTTGGCCGCAGAGAGCTGCGCCGGACGAACGATGTACCCGAGCTCCACTGCGTAGTCGGCGTTGGGCGTTGGCGCCAAGGTGAACGTGTTCTGGTCCCAAACCGAGTAGTACTTGGGTACGCCCACTACCGCAGCGTCAGGCGCATACTCCTTCATAAAGGACGTGTCCCTGAAGTCCAGATACACCTTCTTGCCCGCTACGGTGATGAAGATATACCGGTGTGTCAGAATGTCGCTTGGGGACGCCAGAAATCGGTTGCCGGTGGTCATCGTGCTGGTGGATTCTTTCTTGAATACGTCCAAATCAATGTCGCGCAAGATCCGGTTCTCAGCCATCGTGATAAACGTATCAATCACGGAATTGCTGAAGACGTTGGCGTCAACGTTGGTGTAGTTTCGTATATTTGTGACCAGCTCGCTGTAGTTCATCAGGTTATCACTATAGTCACTTTGCCAATGGATCCAACGCCCTGAACCGCATTCTGCTGCGGGAACGGCTGCATGTTTGTGCCGCCATTGGCACTACCAATACTCTGGAAGGCTGCGTCCCCCGGCAAGCCAAGGAAAACGACCGTAGGCTCTACCCTGTCAGGTCTTGGGTCACGCAGCGCAATCGCGTCCCCACGATAGTTCAGCGGAAATAACTGGGGCTCTTTGGGCTCGTAGTCGTCAGGACAAACCATGAAGCCGCGCCAGTTTTTACGCAATACTTTGTACGGGTATCTCTGCCCACAGAAGTCGCAGAGTGAATACGAATACTTACCCGACGCAAATGCCATGTCACACCCCGAAATCAGGCACTATGTGTAGACTTGCGGTGTCCCTGTCCTCTAGTGCCGCCCTCAAGAAGTCCTCTTCGTAGATCTGCTTGAGCGCACCCGTGCGATCAGGTGAATACTTCAGCGACAGCATATACGCTAGGCCAGAGGCCAGACACGGCAAAAAGCGGAAGTTCACGTCTGAGGTGTTTTCGTAGTTGCCGGCGTCTTGAATGCGTCGTATCCGGTAGTAAACGAAGGTGTACACCTGATCGGCTGCCGGGTATAAATATACTTGCGGCGTGTTACTGCGCTCTACGTAGAACTGTGCTGGGCGCGCTTGGGTGGTCTTGTTCGGCAGATCCAAGTAGTCCTCGCGGCTGATCCGGTCGATGGAGACATCCTGCTGCTGACCCGTGATGTTCTGCCGGATCACCGCCGACAGCACGTTAACCGTGTCCAGCGGGAGGTTCAACACCCGGCTACCCTGCGTGAGTGCGATCGTCGATTCCTCGATCGTCCACAGGTTCAGGCCACGATTAGCCCAGTCCAAGAACAACAGGTTCAACGATCTGCGCGCAGAGGACAGCTGATAACCCGAGGTCATCCGCATGCCACAGCGTTCAAACGCCTCCTCAACTAGATCATCTATGCTGAGGTTAAAGTCTGTTGTCCCGGAGGTAGCCATTAGTCACACGCCATCCCGCCTTTGCGCATTTTCATCGCGCGGCCCATAGCGTCTTTGCCTTTTTTCTTCATGGCACGGCCTTTTTTGTCAGCCAGACCACCTTTTGCCATCATGACCGGGCCCGTTTTCTTGCTGGTCGCAGAGATCATTTTGTTTTTTGGACCACTTTCCACTGCTCCGCCGCCTTTTGTAGCAGCACCCATTCCACGTCCAGCCATGTTACTTACCTCGATTTCGATACGATTTTACTTTTGCAGCTACCTTCTTGGGTTGCTTGCTAAACTGCGCACCCTTTGCTGTATCTGCACGTTTTTTTCTTGACGTTGCTGCGTACTCGGCACTGCTCAAGGCGCCAATCGCCTTCTCCGGCAAGTAACGCTCACCCGTTGCCTTGGGACCCTGCGTCGAGGGCTTTCCAGACTTGGTGCGCCACTTCTGATCCCCCCACGCCTTTAAGGATTTTTGGGGTTTCTTAAGTGCCATCAGTCTTTATAACTCCCACCCGCAGCCTTGTACTTCAGCGCCAACATTTGTGCCTTGCGCGCGGACCACTGCCCCGGGCTGCCGCCTTTTCCGCTGGCCTTAATCTCTTCAAACAGGCGCTTTCTCAGCGTTGGTTTGGTGTAGTTGCCTGCCTCGTTGACCTTGGACTTTGCCTTTTTCATCAGCACTTCCACCGTTTTCTGGCCTGTCTCAGCCGACTGTTGGGATCTTTTGCGGCCTCTGGGAAGTCACGCATCTGCCCCGCAGACCTTGCACAATAAGACTTTCGCCTTTCTGCGCGCTTACCGGTGGGCTTGTCTTCCGTTACCGCCGTTTTCAGCTTACTGCCGGGGTTGGCCTTACGATACGCCTTGACCCCCTTCTTCGTCATGCCTGCGCCAGACTTCGTAGGGCGGAAATTACCAGACTTCACCGAAGTCTTTATCCCCATGCCCTTGGTCGCCATTACGCAGCCGCTCCGCCTTCAAACAGCAGCGTCACACTGGTGACTTCAGAGCTGGCAACATCGATAAACACCCCCGTCTCAAACAGGATGCCCATGTCAGGGATGATAATGTCATAACCACCCGCAGCTGCTGGTGTGGTAATGCTCATTTTTGCCGTGCCCGCCGTTGAGGTGCCGTCCTTGAGACTAAAGGACGCGCCCGTGTTGGTGCATGTGTAGTACACGCCCACCACTCGGGTGCGACCAACAATGGCCGACGCATCCGCTGACTTTGAAACCGACTGAATATTACTAAAGCTCATCTAAATTTACCCCTTGGCACGTCTCAACTGGTTCTGGCGCGTCCAAACGACTTACCAACATCTGATAAGCAGAAATAGTCGCCTGCGCTTGAATTAAAAAGGTTTCAGCCTTCTTCAATTCAGCCTGCAATTCGGCAATCTCTGCCGCCAGAAATTCCTTAGTGATCTGCATTACGCAATCGCGCTGGCAACAACCAAGAAATAATCAACGCCAGCAATACGTACCTTGATACCGCCCGCCAACGTGCTTGAGCTGGTCGCAGCAGTAAACACGCCAGTTCCAGTAGCGATGTTCATCAGGCGCGTCATTTTGCCAGCGCCAGCGCCAGAGTCAGTCACGCGGATAAATGCGCTGTCAGCGCCAAGGCTAGTGCCAGAGGCAAAGTCGGTATCAAGCTGCAGAGCAGCCAGAGTGCCGCCCGGAGACGCAACAGACGCGCCAATGGTCGCCCGGAGCGCGTTCGCAGCGCCGGAGATTGTGCCGCCAGTCAGGATGGCTGTTGAGATGTGCGCGCCGTTAACAGTGCCGGCAGTTGCAGCGCCTGCACCCGTAACGCGAGTCAAGGCACGAATAGTCTCGCCAGAACCCGTTGAGGTTATGGTCAGACGATTGAAGCTCAGACGGGTGTCGCCAGTAGTAGCGGAGCTTGTGGCAAAGTTGCTGTTGATGTTTGTTGCGGTGGTTACGCTAACTGGGTCAGCTGAGGTGCCGACAACAAAGCCATTTAACGAGTTAACTGGCCCAGAAAAGGTAGTAGTTGCCATCTATGAATCCTCACATGCGAGTGTTGCGCTTCAGTCTGCATGTCGTCCGCCCGGTCGGTCTGCAGCGCATAAATTGTTCCGGGGTCGCAGCCACTATATAAAAAAAAAGGGGGAGCTACAATAGCTCCCCCTTTCGTATGCCGCAATAACGATTACGGCGTGCCGGGGGAGCCGAAGATCCCGCGCGGATCGCTAAAGCCAAAGCTGTAGCGCTCGCGAGCCTTGTATCGGACGTTGCCAGTGTCAAAGTCGCCTTCAAAACCAGTTTTGATCGATACACGCTGGAACATCTTCATGCCATTCGGAGCATCGGTGATGATGAAGAAGGCATCCGGGTCAGTCAGGTAATGGTTGACCGAGTAGCCTTGCGGAATCATCCCCATGTTGCGGATGGCGTTGATGTCGTTGTCTGCAGTACCCACGCGGAGCGTGGACTTCAGAATACGATCTGCGGTGAACTGAAGCTCCTTCGGAATAATCAGCTTCAGGCCCTGCACGGCGATCTTCAGGCCACGTTCATCAGTGAACCCAGCGATGTCGATCAACGCCTGCTCAAGAGAGGTCTCGGACAGGTCAGCAGAAACAGACAGCTCATTGCGAAGGTCGGGACCGCTCAGAGTGGGGTGGTCATCTGCGCAAAGCGGCTTGCTGTCACCACCAATTGAGGTAGTGAAAGCGCCGTTCAGGATAGCGGCACCCTTGATCTGCTTGGTCGTTGCCATTGAGCGAGCCAGTGCCTTGGTGTAGCGAGCAGCAAGACGGTCGTAAAGGTTGTCCTCTACGGCCTCTTCCGTCAGGCTGAATGCCAGAGCAATGGTCTCGTGAGTGTAGCGAGCGGTATAGACTTCCTGTGCTTGGTCGTATGCGACACCTGCACCTTCAGTTTTTACCGGAGCTTCAGCAAAACCCGACAACATCACTTCTTCTTCAAACGCACGGTCTGAAGATTCGATGTCGTAGACCTCCTCGTGTTCGTTCTCGTAGTTTTTATATTCGAGACCGAAAAGAGCGTTCAGGCCGGGCTCCAGTTCTTTAACAAGTTGAGCGCGTGAAATAGCCATGGTTAGCTCCTATTACGGCGCTGTATTGGCAACACCAGTGCTGCCATACAGGTGAGTGTTGATTTTAACCACAACGTCAACGTGATTTTCAGCACGTATGTTGTTGGGTGCGTTATAGAAGCCCACAATTTTCAGTGCCAGCGTTGCCGTGTTAGCGATCGTGGAAGAGTCAAGCTCGGTCGCAGACACGCCTGTAGTGTTGCTGCCGGCGGTGTAGGCAATGTTGGCGTTTAAGCCAATGTCTGCCTGTACCACGTCTTCATCCGCCTGAATCAAGTACAACTGATTCGGGTCATCCAGCACTTCAGCAGTAATAACGCCCGCTGTAATGTTGACGGAACCCGGATAGAAGTTCTTAAAAGTAGGCTTTCCGGTAGTGGGATCGATATAGTTACACCCGTTCAATACGCCCAAAGCTGCAGTGTGCAGGGTGGAATCGTATTTCACGATGTAGCCGCCAGAGAGAGTGACGAGGTCACCTTGGTAAATCGCGCCAGACTGGGTGTCTTCGATCTCATAGCCGTATTGCTTCTGAGCACCAGTGGCCGACAGGTTACCAAGCGGACGCAAGCCAAATGCTTTGTCTACGTTTGCCATTGTCGTTTCCTATAGAAAGTTAATCGTTGGTCCCGTCTCGGGGGCCGCCGATAGTAGTTTTTGATTGCCTTTCCGGATTAACGATCCGCATAGAAGAATGCACATTGTTCTTCAATAGATCGCTGTCCGCAGCTCGTATCTGATCATGGGTACGCTTGTGATAATACGCTTTACGTTCGTTCGCTGTTTCTTCGGGGATTCTGGCCAGAACCATGTCTCCTACGCCAATCACGCCAGCATGCTTGCCGTCTTCGACAGATCCACCCTGAAACTCAGGGTACTCATCTGCTCTGACGAGCTCGTAGCCTTCACGCAATTTTCCGGAAACATTCATTCTGTCATCATGCCCTGCGACTTCTCGTCGAAGCCAGCGATGCTTGTACCCATCTGGGGGAGCAGGTGCGTCCAAACGGGAAGGTGGGGCCCATGGCTTACGACGCGCAGTTTTTTCGCGAGTAGCGTTACTGCGAGGAGTACGAGAAAGTTTCGGTACTATATTGTCTTGTTCGCTCATGTAATCACCTTTTTACGTATTTAGCATATTCTTCAAGCGGGACCCCTAGTTTTTTCGCAATTGCAACCTCACTAGGTTTCAACTTGATCATGCGGCGCGCGGTAGAGTTAAGCCCAGAAGAGCGGGTAGCAGGAGCAACCGTTGACGCGGTTCGGGTGCTTCTGTTGGTTTGTGGCGCAGCTTCTTCTCGGGAGTTTTGTGCCCCTTGAAACCGCTGCGGAAATAAATTACGTATCCTACGATTGATCTCATCATAGTACTCATCTGAAGCCGGGTCAAATCCTTCATTTTTAACAAGTTCAACGTGAATGCCCCTGACGGTGTTGGTCATGACAATGTCTGTCCCAAACCACGGGTTCTCGTCGGCCCATTCCTCCGCTTTCACGTCTACCCGCACAGGCTGGCGCGCAGCCGGCTGCGGGGCAGCTACCTGCGGCTGGGCCACAGGCTGCTCTTTAGCCTGTTTCTCGTGCTCAAGCACCCGCTGCTGTTCCCACACGGCAGTAGTGAGCCGCTGCTGCGCTTCGGTCTCTGTGTCAATATCGTTCTCTTCGCGGGCCCGCTTGATGACGTTCTTGAGCGCCATGATCTGGGTATCCAGCCGGCCTCTGGCCTCACCCATTCGAGCAACATTGGACCGATTGTACTGATGCTGCAGCTCCTCGTTGCTTTTCTGGACGCTCCGCGCATATTCAATGGCCGCTTCTTCGCGGCGCTGGTGCTCCCGCAAGCGCGCCGTTAGCTTGTCGATACGCTTCTTGACCTTCTCGGAGTAGTTGTCCAAATCCTCTGAATCTGGCCCCTCCTGTTGGACAACAAGCTGTTCTTGTTTGACAACAGAAGCATCCCCACCATCCTGATTCATCGTGACGGTGGTTTCTTCTTCGCCTTCCCCAACATTAAACTGCAACTCTTCTTGATCGATACCCATTGCCTGTTCCCTCACATGTGCAAAATATCTTCAGGATCGTTCACAACCCCAAGAATTTCGTCGTCGTTAAGAAGGCGTATCTCACCGCCATCAATTTGAATACGGGACCCCGCATACCGGCCAAAGACCACCCAGTCCCCCTGCTTGCACCATGGGCCGTTGGGATACTTGGTTGGGTCGGCATAGGCCAAATCGCCCATCCGCAATACATAGCCGACGTTGGTCGCAAGCTGGGTGCGCTTTTGGGTATCATCGGAGAACAGGATGCCTCCCTTCGAGGTTTTGCTGCCTCGATAGGGAAGAATGGCCAACCGCCATCCGGTGGGCACGGGGATCAGGTCGAAAATAGATCCATGAAGGACTGCTTCATCGATCTTTCCGTCTTCTGTGATGGCTTGATCGAGAGAGGGCCGTGCGACAGCAGCTTCTGCCTGCTGTGCCTGCCATTTCTGTTCGAGTGCTGTTAGCTTTCTTTCTGGTTCCATGGGAACTCCTCTTGGTGGTTACTCTTCGGCATGCTTCTTCAGCCGTTGTCGGATAATGTCTTCCGACAATCGAATACCTTCCAGTCGCCCCATGAGGAAGCGATATCGCTCCATGTCAGACAAGGCGCCACTCAACACGAGAGACTCGGTGTCCTTCTCAAGAGTTTTGATATCGCGGAGCACGCGCTCTGCAAATTCAAGCATGGTTGTTACCCATGGAGCAGACAGTTTGAAGCCACTGTCTGGAAGGCTTTTTAATAAATTTTAACCGGGTAGTTACCGTCCCGCTTCTTAACGACCCTCACCGGGCCGCCCGTCTTCATGGCCCGAGATTTTCCCGCAGTTTGCAGTGCAATAGCAACTGCTTGTTTTTGCGCTGCTTTTTTACTAGCAGGACGACTGGTGCCGATCTTACCTTTTTTGCTGTAAGAATCCATGACTTCAGAAACGTTTTTACTGATACTTTTCTGACTACGGCCTTTTTTAAGTGGCATGTCGTTATCCTCTGGGGGCGTAGATACGCTCTCGGGCAATCGCGCTTCGCTGTGCCGCAATCTTCTCTTGCGACTCAATTCGGGCGTCACTGGCCTCGGCGTTCTCTTGTATTCGCATCTGCTCGTTGGCCAAGGCCTGCTGCTTGAGCTGGGCGTCCGCCTGATCCTTCGCTGCCCTCTGCTGGAGCTCCTGCTCTTTCAATTGGACCACAGGATCTGGCTGCGACTGGCCCTCACCGGCCAACTGTCCCTGCAACTGCTTGGCCTCCATCATGTACTGGGCCACCTTCAGCGCAACCAGCGCCTCGCGCTGCATGTCAGAGATCATGCGGTCAGGATCCACGCCGTACTTCTCAAACAACTCCGCTGCTGCGTCCTCTTCGGCCTTGGTCTTGACGTGGTCAAGGACATGCTTCTGCAGTTCACTCGCGGCAAGCGGATTGGCTTGGATAAGGGGCGACATTCCCATGAGCAGGTGCGCAGCAATGTGGGCGTCGTGCTGCTGCCCTGCAAATACCTTCAGCTGCTTGTTGTCCACCGCGTCAATGTTCTCGCTGGCAGGGTCTTTCGGCATCTGGTTGGTCTGAACCTTCAGGATGCCGTCAATATCCCTGACATTCAGCGCCGCATACACCCGGTAGTACGCCTCGTACATGTTGTGCATGTTCGGAGCGCTCTGCGCCAGCTGAAGCTGGGTCTGGGCTAGTGCAATACGCTGGGCAGCCGAGAAAATGTTGGGGTCTGCAACCGGCAACACGGATACCATGCTGTCGAAGTCGCTCTTTTTCACCGAGCGCGAGGCGCCGGGGACGTCATACGGGTACTTGTCCGGAAGAAACTCCGCAAAGCCGGCAAACAGCATCTCAAACTCTTGCGTTTGCGAGTAGTACAGGCGCTTGTGAATGGCGGACATGACCATCGAGCCGCGTTCCAGCAACGCAACCGTCGTCCCCACCGCTGCCTGCTGATTTCCATCCCCAACCTGCATGTCGGCAGTGCTGGCCAGTCGTTTTCCGGCGTCAACCGTGAAACCCAGCAGGGCGAACAGCGTCTGGCTCGGCTCCTTGTACGGCAACGGCATCAGCGAAGCACTCAGCTCGGCGCCGCCGGCGTCCATGTCCCGCCACTCACCGGGCTGGATGGGGGTGTTGTCGTCCGCGATGCGCGCACCCTTCGCTTTGAAGCCCGCCGGCAGGTTTGCTAACGTGCCCGCGTCCAAAAGTTGACGCAAAGCACTCGTGGCTGACTTAGCAAGGCCACCAATCAGGTGAACAAAGCCCAAGCCATACGCGCCGAGGCCTTCAACAAGCACATAATGCACAAAAAACTCGCGACGGACCTTCAACGGATCGGTTTCAAGCCAATTTCGACGCACTCCAATGGTCCTGCCGCTGGTTTCGTCCAGCGTCACCACGTAAGGGAGCCTGATTCCGGTCGGCTCGCCCTTTTCGTCAAGGTCCTCAAAGCCCGGAATGTCCAAATCCACTTGAAATTCAAGCAAGGACAGCTCTTCTGGGGCGTCCGTTGACTGAATCCCAGTAATGCGATCAATCATGGCCCCAATCTGGTCGCTGGTTTGACCCGATCCATCCGGATTGAGGTCAACATCAAGGTATTCGCCAGCAAAAACACGCTTCTTGAACTCGTTCGAGTCCATGGCAATGCGGTGCGTCAGTCTGCGACACTCAGAAATAACACTGGAACCGTGGTAGGGGATGTACAAATCGTCTGGAAGAACCAGCCTGCTGACCATCCGACCGCGCTGAGTGTCGTAATAGACCTTCTTGAAGGTCGATCCGCCGTAGCCCGTGTAGAAAAGCAGCTGATCAAACTCCGGCGTGTACTCCTTCATCACCGTTGTGATCTGATAATTCATGAAATCCTGCACGCGGGAGGCCTGCTGGACCTTGTCCAAGGTCTCCTTGCCCATGGTCTGCGTGCGGACAGGGCCCCCGGAAGGCATCAGCTCCTTGAAGGCCTGCGCTTGGAACTGGACAATCGCCTCAGTCAGCATCGGATGAACCGCCCCAGAGGCCCCACGAAAGGGCTGAGTGCGCTCCTGCATGCGGAACCCCAACAGATCAAGGCCCTTGGCGTACATGTCTTCCCACTCACTACGGGAAGACTTGTCTGCCTCAAAGAACTCAAGAAGATCGTTGGCTATTCTGCCCAGATCCTGCGGGTCAATGTCCCCGGCGATGTTCGCGTAGAAGTCTTTCTCTTCTTCAGCCACATCAATCTCAACCTCAACACCATCCTCGTCGATGACGATCTCGATTTCAGGGCCCTCGTCCATGCCTTGCATGATGAGGAATCCCTCAGAGTCTGGGGCTAGATTGACGACTTTATCAATCGGCATCGCGTCACCTTATAGGTATTTCCGGTTGTCATTGATTACGGATTTTTTTGTACGGGACGCTTAACTGCCCCCGTCACGTAAAGGTTTTGCAAGGTCTGCCCCGACTTTTCGGCCATTATTTGGTTGCGGAGCATTTGCGCCACGGGGGAGTTCTCCCCGCGTTTCGAGATTTCGATCTGAAGCTGTTTTTCCAAGAAATTCATCGTAGTTGTCTCTAAAAAAGACCTGCGTGTCATAGAAGTTTAACCGGGCGTCGGACACGTTTCCCTCCGCCATTGTATCCGAAACGATATCTTGGAACAACGAAGCCTTCTGCTCATATATCTCCGCTGCCCTTGCCGGGTCGAAAGAGTCGTCAAACTCCGGGATGTACTGGAACCGGAGCCCGGTAAGCGCTGCTGTTTCCGGAGATCCCGTTCTCGTCTGGCGATCGATTCGATCGTCGAAGCGCATATCCGTCACGTAGGTAAACCCGTCAACTCCGTACTGTCTTAGCCGTTCGGTGGCCCTCGCCATCTGTTCGGGAGTGACGCTTTCCTTGAAGTAGATCTCCACGCCGGGGCGAGCGTTGGGGGTGGTACTTGGAACAACCTTGGAGAAGAACACTGCATCCTGATCATAGTCCTTGCCCTGCTCTACCAATCGGCGAACAAGAGCCTGTGGGTCGAAGTTGGCGCGCGTCACAAACTCGGCGTTCAAAGCACGCTCAGTCTGCCCCATAAACGAGCCATACGTGTTCGCAAGGTTGTAGGTCAGTACCGTGGGATCGTCTCTCACCGCATCATCCAACGGTGCGGCAAGTTCTGCCTGCGCATAGTTGCTCATGGTACGGGCTGGGCGTTCGCCAGAGACGCCCAGCTGATAACGCTGGAGCGGAGCTTCCATGATGGTCAACTCGGCCTGATTGCGTGCCTTGGCTTCATCGTATTGTCTACGTGCAACTTCAACACGCCCTTCATACTGCAAGTCTGTTTCCGTCTTGCGCTTGGCAGGCGGCTTGAATCCAGCATTGATTGCACGACGAAGTTCGTAGACACGCTCTTGACTCGGGGCACCGGCCAGTGACATTTCAAAATCAAGCGACCCCCCTTCTCCTGCTTTGGTGGTCCATCCGTTTTCTGTCCACCGTTCTTTCTCCATGAACCATGCAACAGCCTGTAAGTCATCCGGACCCAGATTACCCATTTCAGGGACCACGTTTTTGATGGTGCCACTCTGGTTGATAGTATCTGCGGCCCTGCGGAAAACATCTTGGCCAAACCCAAATTCCTGACCCACAACAGGCTGCGTGAGCGTCGATCCTGCCCGATGCTTTCCAGTCACTCCCTTTTCTGCCAGAGGCGGAATGCGATCTTGCCCTGACAGGCGACGGAGTATCCGCGCTGCCCACACGTCAATTGTGGCCTCGTTTGTCAGGCCTATCAGATTGCCTGTGAAGTTCGGCGTTTTTGGAGAGCTGCCTTGTTTAACCGAGCGGAACATATCCAGCAGTGCGCCCATCGAAGCGGGGCTGTTGCTATTGAACAGCGAACCTGCTGCGTTTGTGATCAAGGGGAACTCGCCCGCCTTGTGCAAGGCGGTGAGCTCTTGGCCATCCACGGATAGCCCCTGATCCAAGCGCCTCTGATACGCAGTCAGCTCGTTATCGAACTCTCCGCGACTGAACCTGCGTAGAATCTCCGATGCGTTCTTGAAGTTCTGCTCTACGCCCGTCTGCGCACTGGTGGTGCCTAGAACATCCGCGAAGACATCGCCGATACCTCCAAACTCAGAACGCAGTCTGTCCCGCATGCTGCGATACCAATTTGCTTGACGCAAAATACCAAGGGCTGCCGCATCCCCATTCTGGGCTCTATCGACAACGTTGCTCACCTCTGAGGAGAGCCTGTCCGAAAGCTGTGTTGCCCACTGGTCCTGATCAAGGCCCGCTGGCGGCTTCTCGAAGTTGTATGAAATCTTCTTGGCAAGAATCTCAGGACGTTTCGCCTTGTTGTACTTAATCCCGGTGATTTCAATCGGGGTCCATCCCTTCTCAGTGGCGTAGTCCTGCTTGAACTGACGTGCCTTCTCAGCCGCCTCTTGCCGCTTGGTTGGATTTCTTCCCACGCTCGCATTGATGGCTCGGCTCTCCTGCGTGGTCAGGCGGGCTTCCGGAGTTGCCGGCGCTGCTTGGATCTCATCCAGCTGCGTCAACATCTCTTCAGACTCTGACACAGGCATCGGCTCCACGGGCCGTGTCACTGCGGCAGTTAAGGCGCCCTCTTCAGGAACGGCACCTGTCTCAGGCGTCAGCTCGTCCAACATGGCTCGCGCACTGTCCGGAGGAACGTCAACAATGTTGCTCATAGCCGCGCGCTTGGCACCTCGGGCCCCGATCCCTCCGAAAGGAAATGCCCCTGCGGCTGCCATGGTGGCAAGCTGCCGATAGTTATTTGCAAGGGCTGTGTCCCCAGCGGCATCTGCCTCATTGGCCAGATTGGAAAGCTCACGGGCCTCCAAGGCAGAGCGTATCTCGCCTACTATTGGCGCCATGTCCAAACCAAAACCTATCGGATCCTGCTTGAGGCCTTCATACATGCCGCCGGCCAGCGTGCTCACGTCCTCGCCAAAAGCAGCTAGCGGACGCTCACTCTGGGCAATGCCCTTGCCGTACTCGTACATGCTTGCGGGAATCTGCGAAGCGCCAGAAACGATGTTCTGCAGCATTGACGCACTTTCTGTCTTAGGAACGGCTTCACGCTGCGCAGCCAGTTGCGCCGTTGCGGGCTGATTGCCGATGGCCAGCATCTGCTGGGCCAACATCTCTGCCGCTGCTGCACGGTCCCTCTCCTCTGTACGGTACAGCGGATCACGGGGGTCGAGAGGGCGAGGGTCTGCAGTGGGCATCCCGCCCTCCGCAAACCCTTCAGGCTTTTTTACCTGTTCAAGCATCCTCCGTGCAGAACTTACCTCACCGCCCTGTGCAAGCGTAGTAGGAGGCAGTGTGCGCAAGTCAACCGGCTGCAGACCCCCAGCAATCTCCGAGTACCCCGTGACGCCTGTTCCCACAGAACCCAGACCAGATCCTTGAGCCGTGGCTCCTCCCGCAGGCGGCTGCGTCGAGGCCCACGAGCCAAACGCCGACTGGAACGTGGCCGGGTCAAACGCGGCGCCGCTGCCAAACTCTCCCGAGCGAAGGCGATTGCGCCACGTGTTGAAGTTGCTCGCGTTCTGCGGGAGCCCCGATTCACGGAACGCGCCCAACAGCGCCTGATCCTGCGTGGCACGTGCCTGCGCAAACTGCTGCGACGGCGAGGTGTACGAGAGCAGTGTCGGACTGAGCAAGGACCGAGGACGGCTGGTCACCACAGGCGGGGTCCAGCTCATGCCCGCACCAGTGGCAGGGCGAAGAGAGGCGGCAGGGGTGTACTCGTACGCGCCCGGCATGCCGGGGACCGCGGTTCGTGGCGCGCTCTCACGGAACGCCGTGTCCAGCGCCACCTCCCCCTTCTTGTACAAATCCTCGCCTGCGTTCTCCCGGGCGAACTTCTCCGGGTCGTACACAGTGACAGGAGTGTACGGCACGGGGTCGCGGAAGACAGGGGGCGGTACAACCGGGGGCGGTACAACCGGGGGCGGTACAACCGGAGCAGCGGCGGCAGGCGCTTTAAACAGGATGTCCGGGTCAATGCCTGCCGCTCGGATGTCCGCAAAACCCCAGCCCTGCTGCGTCGCCACCTGCTGCAACTGCTGGCGCTCGGCGTCCGTCAGACCGTCCTTCTGCAGGTTCTCCACAAACTGTTGGGCCTGTTTGTAAATGGCCGAGGTTCCACGGGCACCTATCTCAGAGGCCAAGGTCGGATTCTGCGACAGGGTGGTGGTCAGGGCCTTGGCGGTCAACGCATTGACCTGCTTCTGCGCCTCCGAAGTCGGGATGGACAAGGCCTTGTCAATGGCATCCTGCGAAATCCCCGCATCCACCAAGTCCTTCACGCTGATGCCCGACTTCACCATGCCGTCATACGCTTCAGCCGCAGTACCGGGGCTCGAGAGCCATTTGTTGGCCACACCCGCTACGTTCTGCAGCCAACCAGCCTCGTTGCCGTTGGCGATCGCACGGCGACGACCAGCAGACAACGGGTCCTCAACCGTACCGCCCTCCGCATACCCTCTCATAGGCAGCCCTGCCAGCATTTCTCGTGCATTCATCGCCACAGCCCCCGCCTCTGCAAAAAAATTACTTCCCGCATTCTATCCCTCAATAATACTCCGGAACAACAGCAGGCTCTGACGGCTCGTCCAACTCATCCGTCCGCAACGACACAAAGTTGCCAGCACGGAACCGCATCAAAGCCTGCGTCGTCGAGTCCACCATGTCGTCATGGTCCCCCTTCGGGAACGACGCGCACTCCTCCACCAGCTCCTCCGCCCAGTCAGTGTCAGGACACCACACCATCCCCGACTCCAGCATGGGCGCCACCGCGTTCACGCGCGAGAGCTTGTCCTGCCCCGCACCACGGCCCCCGGGCGAATACATGGTCACAGGAATGCCCACGCGCCGCAGCTCCTGCTGCAAGGTCACCCCCGTCGCCTTCGCCTCAATCAATACGTTATCAGGGCGCCAGTACGCGTACTGGTCCTTCGCAATGCGCTTCAACTCCGGAAAGTCCCACCGCCCTCGCCGGCAATCCACCAACAGGATCGCGGGCCCCGAGTCGATATCAGGGTAAAACACGCCCCACGTCGTGATAACAGAATAGTCCGCCGTCTCCTTCTTGGAGTACGCCGTGTCATACGACTGGATGATGTACTCCAACTCAGGCATGTAGTCCTTCTCCCAGACGTTCCACCACTCCCGCTTCAGAATCGCCCCCTCGTCCGCCGTCGGACGCTGCTGATACATCGCGTTCCACTTCTGAACCGACAGCGATGCCTTCACCGCCTTCAACTCCTCCAACTTCCAGAACGACGGCCACAGCGGACGCTCGTTCTCCGTCCCCTCGTCAAAAATGGCAGGGAACTCAATCACCTCCCACTTGTCCGCGTTGTGACTGGTCTGCGCCTTCAACAGCCGCGCCGTCAGGTCCGAGGTGTTCCAGCGGGTCATCACAATCACTACGGCCCCGCCCGGCTGCAGTCGCGACCGGGGGCCAGAGGTGTACCACTCCCACGCATTCTCCAAGGCCAACCGCGACAGGGCGTCCTGCTCCGAGTGCGGGTCGTCAATGATCAAGAGATCCGCGCCACGGCCCGTCATCGCACCCCCCACGCCAACAGCAAAGTACTCCCCGCCGTGGTTCGTGTCCCACCGACCAGCCGCCTTGCTGTCCGCCTGCAGCACCGAGTCAGGGAACAACTCCTGATACCGGTCCATCTCCATCAGGTTCCTCACCTTCCTGCCAAACCGAACCGCCAGCTCGCCAGTGTGCGTCGCCTGAATGATCTTGGTCGTGGGCCGCTTGCCCATGATGAACGCCGGCAACAGGTAGGACGCAAACTCCGACTTGGTATGCCGGGGCGGCATGTTGATGATCAGCCGCTTCAGGCTCCCATCCGCAATCCGATCAAAGGCCGCCGCCATCTTCCTGTGGTGCCCAGACAGGATCGCCTCCGGCCAGACGTACTGCGAAAACTGCAGGAAGTTACTGCACGCCTTCTCCTGCGCTTCAAGCAGCGCCAGACGGAGCTCAAGGCGCAGGCGTTCGGTTTCAATGTCGTGGGGGGATGAACCAAGCATCAAGGGTCCTTTGAAAAAAAATTTGCAAAAAATTTTGGGGCCAAAGGCTTTTTAAAACAAGGGGGGGCCTTTCTGGGCCGCCGGAGAAAAGAACGTCTCCCGCTGAGTAAATCCAGCCGGAAATGTTTCACGTGCCACATTCGGCTTCCGTTCCTGCGCGTGCAACGCCCTATGACAGGGACGACACAACCACACTACCTGCAAGGGCTTGGAATAGTCAGGGTGGTGCATCTGGCTCTCTACCGAGCCACAGGACACACAGCCCTCCCGCACCAACTTCCCGCGCCGCAGGTACACGTGAGCGTAGCTACGACAGTTGTCCTTGCGACGCTGCTCCTCCGACATCGTGTGCGTACGGCGCCAGCCGCGCATGTATTCAGCATGGCAGGACACGCAGTAACGGCCCTTGGGCCGCCGCTCACGGCGATTACAGTTGGAGCAAATTTTCATAGGGGGGGGGGCTGTTGTTTACGTGATACAGGGGGGCAGGATAGTGGACCAAGGCCCGAGGGTCAAGAAGGCGAAAAGTGTTTCAGGCCCAATGAATCATGTAAAACTGGGCTAAAGCTGCGCCCGCCGCGTCGCGGGGCGGGGCGCGGGGGGTGCGCGCGATCGATCGATCGCGGCAGCCAATCGAATCGGGGCCAAGGGACCCGCTCGCGCGGCGAGGTCAACCGTAAGTCATTGATCTTGCTGGGGTTTCTCAGACCGAGGTCACGTTAACGCAACGTTAACGGTGCGCCACGGGCCTCGGCCCACGGATCACGGCGATGTTACAAAGGCCGCGCCGACCCCCCTGATTTTGCTAAGTCATTGATTTCATTGGATTCACTATTTCCGGTAATTGACATTACCGGAAATAGCGGCTCGCCGGCCCAAGGCCACCAGACCGCGCAGGAGGGCGCAGGCGCCCCGGAAGCGTGGGGGAGGGCCCTGCCCAAGGCCCCCTTCCCGGTTTTCCTCAGAGAGCGTTTCCGGCGGTCCGGGAGGGCCGCGCAGACTGCATGGGCACGTAGGCTGCCGCGCAGGGCGGGAAAGGACAGCGCTTTATATCGTGTTGGTCACTTTTTGATCAACTGTCAACCAACTGGCCTGTGTCTGGTTAACAGTTGGTCATTTTTTGATCAGCTGTCAACCCACGGGCCTGTGTTTGGTTAACAGTTGGTCATTTTTTGACCAAACATTGGCCCAAGGTGACAAAAATTGTCACTTTCTGACAAAAAGCGTCACCATGGCCTGCCAGTCCACGTCCCGCCAGCGCTCGCGCAGGGCAGCAGGCGTGTCGATGCCGGTGTCGAGCAGGGCCTGTGCCTGCCTGCCGTGATAGAGCAGCAGGATGCTGTCAGGGGAGCGTGCAGTGCCGGGGGGCCAGTACTGCACGACGATCCAGCTGGGCATGTGAGCGTGACGGGTGTGGAAGGCGACCTGATGCGGGCTCAGGCGGATCTTGCGCCCTGTGGCCACCACCTTGAGCTCCAGCGTCACCCACTGGCCACAGGGCAGCGCAGCGAGGCAGTCAGGCATGCCCAGCGCGACGCGCGTCTCCAGCCGGCTCAGGCTGACGTCAGTCAGCTTGGCCCGCAGCGAGCTGTACAGCGCGCTCTCTTTCGGCACGTTTGATCTCCTCCAGCAGGTTTTCTTCTTCAAGGGGTAGCTCGGGCTGGCCCTGCTCGGCATCGAGCTCCTGCGAGCTCTGAGGGGCCTCCAGCGCGTTTAGCAGGGCATCGGGTGTCACGTCGATGATCGAGACAGGGGGCGGGCCCCCATACAGCGCCTTGATCTCTTCCAGCTTCCTGCGCACCTCATCCACGCTCATCGAGTCGATGGTGCCGTGCCGGATCTCCTTGCGATCGACGTAGATCGTCCCCAGTGCCTGTCCGCGCCTGTACTCTGCAGCGACGGCGGCGCCGTAGTTGCCAGCCTCCAGCGCTTTGTCGCGGATGATCTGCAGGTCGCGCAGGTGTCTCTCGACGTTCGTGCCATACCGCTCTGCGACGTCCTGCCGGTACTGCTGGATGGCAGCGACAACCTGTGGGTTGGTCCGGGGATCGGTGAGCTCGTGGGCGATCTTGTTGGCAGTGGCTGCCGGGTAGCCTGCCTCGATGGCCGCTTGCTTCAGCGTTTGCTTTCCCTCGCCGTCCACGAGGGCCAGAACGAACTTCCACTCCTGTGGCGTCAGGGCGCGGCGGTGCTTTTCCAGTGGGTCCACTACGGTGTTAAGGCGCTCTTCGAGCGCGCGCTTCTTTTTGTCGGGTTTGACAGGGGACGTGTTGAAGAGGTCTCGCATGCGTTTTGACGATGCTGTCACGGGCAGGCTCCTGTGGTCCTGTGGGCTTTCAGGGCCTAGTATAGGAGCTATAGCCAAAAAAACGAAATGAAATCAAAAAGATGGGAAGGCGGGCACATTTCGTAAGGATTTGGTTTTTATTGCACTACATGTTTTTGGTGTACTAGGTAGTGTCTCTCTATAACTTCAATAAAATCATATAGATTGCGACAATTGCGTCAATTGCGCCATATTTGAAAAAAATAAAAATAAAAATAAAATCGAGCCAGAACTCCTATACAAACCCCGTTTTTGGCCCTCGGGCCTTGATCCGTGATCCCCCGACCCTGCCCCTGTAGCCACAACGTAGCCACAGAAAAGGGCCCCGCAGGGCCCTTGGTTATACAAGTTCTTGTATAAGCCCGTGACGCGGCCCTTGCCACCTGCTCAGGCCTGCCGTTGTTTACGGGCGTCCAAGATGCGAGCCGCCACTGCCTCTGGCGTCCCCGTGTACTGGCTGTAGACCGCATGATCTGCTTTTGACATGGGCATGATCCGTACCGTGTCCTGCGGGTCGCTGCCTATAATGGCAACCACTGCCGCGTAGTGCTCTTGTGCTGCGATGCCTGCTGCTGTGGGGGCAGGTGCTCTCATGTTCTTGCCCTCTGTTGTTGGTTGATGGCCGTCCGTGGCCCGTGGCTTAGAAATTGTAGTCGTAGAACTTCACCGGCACATCCGACAGCTTGAACTTGCTGCCCTTCTTGTAGAAGCAGCCGTCCTTCCGTTTCCGCACCCGAATGACGGGGTTATTGGCATTGGACACGATGTCGTACTTCAGTGACCGCTGGTTCGTGCAATGTGCCGCGAAGCCGCCCACAACAAACTCAGGCTTCTCGCCTTCGGCCAGCTTGGCATCCATCTCCCGGATCTCGAGCGTTTTGTCAGAGACCACCTTGACGACCTCAAAGGGAAGGACGTCGCTGTATCCAATGTAATTTGCGTACTTCATGTTCTGTCTCCTGTATGTGGGGTTGGGTTTCACTCAAGTACGGGCGAATCATGTCATGCCTAAAACTACCCGTCAACACTTTTTTCTACTATTTTCACATTTATTTTTCCCGGTAGAAAGCGTGGTCCTCGATCCTCGCCGCTGGCTCCATCGTGCTGACCCAGTGCGGCTGGACGTGACTGGCGTGATAGTGCGTGGCACCTTCTGCCATGGGAGGCAGCAGGCCGGATCCGGCGGCGAGCGCGACCCACTGGGCGAGCATGTAGGCGCGTTGGTCCGTGGGCCGATCGCTCTTGCCGTCACAGTAGAAAGAGAACGCGCACTGGTGGCGCTCTTCACCGCCCGCTGTGACTACTGCGCAGATGTCGTCCGGGTACCGTGGATCTCGGACCCTCTCCAGTACCACTTGCGCCACCGCGAGCTGCCCGCGCAGACTCTGATCGCGGGCCTCGAAGTAGACGGCGGTGGCGAGACACAGCAGGGCGGAGGTGAGCATTAGCTGTTCTGTACTGTGCGTTCACGTAAGATCGCGCGGTTCCATGCGCCCTCTTGTGGCCAGCACGTCGTGCAGAGCCAGCCTGCCCTGACGCAGCGACCGTCCTCATCGTATGCAAGCACCTCGTCGGCGGGCTGTCCGCACAGCAGACACTCGTGGGGCAGTGGCATCTCTGTCATGTGCGCCCCTTCTTTGTCTTTGTCTTTGTGCTGGCGCTGCCGAACAGCGCGTTGTTCGTTCGGGACTCCACGTTGTTTATCTTGAAAGGCATCGCTATATGATCGTTGACACCGGAGACACCGGGGTGGACCTCCATGACTTTGCCGCCCTTGCGCAGAAATTCCTTGGTGTGGCGGGCGATATCCTGCCGTAGCGCGTCGCGCTCTTTCTCGTTCATGAAGCCCATCAGTGAATCGCCTCCATTAGCGTAAGACGACGGGATTACCGTCGTCGTCTATTTGCACTATCGGTCGCCCTCTGTACTTGTGGAGGTGCATACCATCCTCAAGCTGCAACTTCCAGTCCGGGGCAATGTGCCAACCCAGTACCACGTAGCGCTTCAGGTCCGCCTCGAAGTATGTCTCGCAAGCTATCTTGAACTTCACCACCTCGTCATGCGGCGCATCGGGGGGCAGCTTGAACGAACGTGCTATGACCATCGTTGAGACTTTCA